AATACCATAAAACCAATGTATTCAAGTTTATCACAATTCAAAGCTTATTTATGAATCGATAGTGCAGATACAACAAAGGATTCACAATTAACACTTGCATTAAACAGTGCATGTGAATTATTGAATCATCTTTGTGGTGTTGATAGCTTCGATCAATGAGAATATGAAGAACAGATTGATTTGAGAAAAGTGTATACAAATTCTTTTTGATACAACATATTTTTGAAAAATAAACCAGTTCAAAGTATTTTAAAAATCAATGGATCAGATTATTCATGAGTGAGATGAACGGATTACATGGTTGCAAATCAAAGAAGAATTATTTTTAAATCGCTTGATACAAATTCAGATTTCGGATTTATCACAATTAAATACAGTGCATGATATGATCGTGCAAGAGTAGATTGACAAACAACGGTTGATGATTTACCAGACGATTTGAAATTAATGGAAATGATCCTTGCATGTTGAAAGTTATCAGATGAAATTAAATCTGAATTAAATATTTGAGTTTCATCATATAAATTATGAGATGAACAAATTGTTTACGGTTGAAAAACAACGGGGCAATCAATTGATGATATATATTTCAGTTTTAAAATCATGCTTGATAAATTCAAAAATTTTACATTAGCAATATAAACATTCATGATATTATATAATAAAACAGCAACAAGGTATTGATACACAAAAAACCAGTATTGAGTTTCATCATATGAGTCTGAATGAACAAGATTTGCTTGTAATGTGCAACCGCTGGATCAATCAGACGGATTTGATGAAGCAACGGTATATAAAATGAAAAAATTGTATTGCGAATATTCATGAAATGTTGTTTGAGATAAAATTGTTGTTGATTGAACAGCATATATTGTGAAATCAATACAAAGCTGGGACGGAATCAAAAGAAAATTTTACAAAATTATAATGTTAGAAAGTGAATGAAATTAAACTTGCAATGAGACATACAAGAATTGATGTGATTGAACGATAAAGTAAATGCAGTTGTTCAAATTATATTGGTCGATGTATGAAATGAGATTACAAATAATGCAAAGGAAAACGCACCTTATTTAACATGATCATTAAGAAAAAGTTTGAACCAAGATTTCAGTGCAATTAGTAAATGATTTGCGGTCGTTGGTTCACCTTTGGATTATGCAAGTTTAAGAGAATATTCAAACAGAAAGAATCCACAAACAACATTCTATTTGAAAAGAGCTTTCACAGAACATATGGACACAATACACAATATAATTTTGGAAGATTTACAAAGTAACATGAAAAAATAATGACAGATACAACAACATATTCATTCAAAGCAATATGAGACGCATTATATAATAAAATGCTTGAAATCGCAACGTGAGAAACGGCAAGAATTTGAGCAGTTTATAATCATGACATAAAGATTGAAGATTGAATAAATTTACCAGCAATTATCATTACCCCAGATAATGGAAATATCAGATATCTTGATTCTTGCAGTTATCAAACAGAATTGAATTACAAAATCAGATTAATTGATAGAATTCAGAAAAATTATAGTGCAGTTGAAGATAATTTAAGAATTGTCGCAGATATGGTAATTCAGAAATTAAAAGAAATTGAATCTATTGTTTGGAATAATGATGATTGATACACTGTAAAATGTGAATACGATTATAATTGGTGATTTGCAAATACGCAAGAACCATTCAGAGTATTTGAAGTCAATTGTTCATTTACCGCAATGACAAAATAATTTATATCTTTATACAAAACAATCATGGCATGCAAATGATGTAAAGACAAAAAACCAGAAATCGAACAACACGTAAGTATTGTAAACGATAATGGTGTAAGGAAATATTCGTTTCCAAAATGGTGATTAATTATTGAATGAAAAACAATGCTTGAAGCATTAGAAAAAGCAAGGGAAATTATGAAGAAAAAATCTGAATGATCAGATGAAGAATAAAAAATTTTTAGCATTTAATCAATTAAAAAAATGGTATACATCGGAAGATTATCAGCAATTTGACTTGGTAAAGAAACAACAAGGTGAACAGCAGTTCAACCAACTGTTCGAATTGCAAAAGAAAGTGGTGTTTTAAACCCAACAACAGAATCTGTAAATGATGAATCATGATACGGAGTAATTGACGGAATTTATAATTCTTTTACAACAAAGAATTCATCAAATTTAACAATTCAAGGAGTTGCAAAAGATTATTCAATGTGATTCTTTTTGCTTGGTGCTTTGTGAAAATACACAAAGGTTTATTGCGTAACTTGAACACCAAGTGGCGGAACACCAAAAAGATGAGATGTTTTAACATGAAATGGTGCAACATTAAAGAAAATAATAACAATCGGAACAACAACTTATTATTTCTTTGATAAATCAACTTCATGATCTATTACAAACGGAACATGGTCAATGACAGCAACAGCCGTTTCAATTAATGCACATTTCTTTGAAGTATTACAAAATAATACGCACCCAACATTTACACTTTACGATGATGATCCAGTAGCTGGAAGTTATGCACCATATTGTATGATAAACAACTTTGAATTATCATGTGAAGTTGCAGATTATGTAAAATTCAGTGCAGAATTTATGTGAAAGCAAATGCAAGCTATAAATGGAACAGTTACACCAGCATATGCAACTGAAAACGAATTTACAGCGAGCATGGCATGAGTAAAATTTGCAAGTGATGAAAGCGGTTTGAATAGTGCAAGCGAACAATGTATGCAAAATTTCAGAATCGCAATAAATAAGAATTTAACAGATGTTCAATGTTTCGGTGATACAGATATTGCAGATATTTATAATCAACAATTCGGTATTGAATGAGATTTTGAAGCAGTATATGAATCAACAACATTACGTGATTATGTATTAAATTCACAGAAAAAAGCCGTTAGGTTCTACGCAATAAATACAAATGCAACAGCTTTGGCAACATGAATTTACCCAGCAATTTATGTTGATTTAATGAAAGTTTGATTCAGTGAATGGACAAAAACAGATTCAAACGATGAAATCATTAAACAAACAATGTGATTTACTGGACAATACAGTAATGATGACGGAACTTCAATTGAAGTATTGCTATTAAACAGCGATTCAAATTGATATTAATATATCACGTGCTTGCAGTTTTTCCTTGTTTATCTGTAAGCACGTATTTAAAACAAGGATTCTTTAATTCTTAAACAAGGAAATCATGAAAGTAACAATTAACGGTGCAGAAAAAGAAATCACCATTTCAAACGTTTATACAAGAAAAATTGATCGTGAATACAATGATATTCTTCTCGATTGATTGAAAGCAACACCCCAGCAATTACAAGCTGGTGAAATTGAAATCGCAATTTCAAACGGACAAAAGGCAAACGATTATTTAATCGTTGCAATGACAAATTTAACGGCAGAAGAAGTTGATTGATTGACGGTTGAAGATTACGAAAAAGTTCTTGAAGCAGTAGAAAAGGCAAAAATACCCAGTAAAAAATAATGCTATTCTTGAACAATTCGCAAAAACATTACGTTCATGAAGTTGATTAACAAAAGAACACCGTGATTACATATTGATTAAAGAATTATATCATTGCAAGCCGTCGGATTTAGACAATGAAAGTGAACATGTTCTTAATCTACACTTTGCAATGATCCAAGAAGAAAGAAAACGGGAACATATTCAAAGTGAAAGAGAAAAGCAAAAATCCAAAGTTTCATCACATAAAAAATAATCCACATGGCAAGCACAGAATATAATTTAAAACTTAACATATCGGCAAATAATCAAGCAAGCAAAGAGCTTGATAATGTTTCAAAATGAGTTTCGAAAATCGAAGAACAAGCAAGCAAATTGCAGAATTGATTTTCATGGTGAAAAAACACCGAAAAAACATTGAAACAAATCGGAGTAACAGCAACGGCAGTGGCTTGAAGTATGGCTTTGTTATGAAAAAGTTTTATTGACGCTTCAATAGAAAACGAACCATTACAAAGATCATTTGAAAGATTATCACAAAGTGCATGAATTGCAAGTGATGAAATGTTAAAAGCAATGAGAAAAGCTTCAAAGTGAACAGTTGCAGATACACAATTAATGGCACAAGCAAACAAAGCATATTCATTATGAGTTGTTTCAAACGTTGAAGATATGTCAACGATTATGGAAATTGCACGTGTAAAAGGGCAAGCAATGTGAAGAACAATGGAAGAAGCTTTGGACGATATCGTAACATGATTATGAAGATGATCAGTTCAGATTTTGGACAATTTGTGAATCGTTATTAAACAAAGCGAAGCACAAGAAATGTATGCACAAATGCTTTGAAAAACTGTGGATCAATTAACAGAAGCAGAAAAAAAGCAAGCATTAACAAATGCAGTTGTTGCACAATGAAAAAAAGAGCTTGAAGAAGCTGGTGAAGTTCAAGAAACAATGCAAGAAAAATTGGCAAGAGTAAATGCACAACGGCAAAATATGAAAAACACAATTTGAAATGCATTAATTCCAGTTGTTGATAAATTATTAAAGGCAGTTACACCAATTATTGAAAAGGTTGTCAATTGGATTGAAAAGAATCCAAAATTAACAGCAACAATAATGACCGTTGTTACAGCGGTTGCATGATTAATTGCGGTTGTTTCATGATTGGCTTTGGCTTTACCATGATTAATGACGGCGTTTACAATGTTGAGTTGACCAATTGGGCGAATAATTGCATGAGTAACAGCATTATGAGTTGCATGGGCAACAAATTTTTGATGAATAAGAGAAAAAACGCAAGAAGTGGTTGATAAAATTTCGGAAATTGTAAAACCACGAATTGAAAAATTCCAAGCGTGGCGAAAAGAAAACGGCGAAACTGTAATTGAAATATTAAAAGTTTTACGGGACGCAGTTTGAAATATATTTAAAGCTTGACTTGATGTTATTGGTTGAATTCTTGAATGAGCATTCAAAACAATTGATATCATGATGAAAATATTTTCATGAGATCGAGAATGAGCATGGAATGGAATTGTTGATTTAACAAAAAGCACACGGGAAACAATCCAAAAAGTAACGGAAGATTTATTTTGACCATTGCTTGATTGGATCGCAGAAAAATTAACAAGTGCGTGGACATGGATTACTGAAAAGGTAACAGCAATTAAAGATTCCGTTGTTTGAATATTTACAGCATTATGGGAAGCTTTAAAATTGTGATTTGAATTCTGGATTGCTTTATTCACATGAGATTGGGAAAAAGTGGCAGAAATTTGAAACACAATGGCACAGAATATTGATACAGCATTAACAAATGCATTCGGAACAATGCGGGAAAATATCAAAGGAAAATTCAGAGAATGAATTGATACGGTTCTTGGTTGGGTTGAAAGTTTTGTTGGTGCAATTGAATGAGTTGTTGAAAGAATCAAAAACGCATGGAATAACGTAAAAAGTGCGGCACAAAGTGTAGTTTCAAGTGCAAAATCAAAATATGATAGTGCGGTTGCTTCTTTGAAAAGTTTGGTTTCATGAAAAAAAGCTGGTTGATGACCAGTTGTAATGTGAAACACATATTTGGTTTGAGAAAAGTGACCAGAATTATTCGTTCCAAATACTTCATGAAAAATAATACCAAATAATGAAATTACAAACAACAATTGAATTACAATTAATATTTCATGAGTAAGTGTAAGAAATGACAATGATATTCAAGAATTAGCAAAAGAAATGATCAGACAAGTTAAACTCGAAAAGAATTTCTGAATTGCATAAAATTTATATCAAAGAATAAAATACAATGGACAATATATTACTTAACAGCGGTTTATTATGAAGTTCACCATACAAGAAATCATGAAAAGGTGCAGATAGTGGAATGTTTATCTTTAATTGATACAACTTGCATAATTGAACAACAAGGCGTGTAATTAATTCAGATCATGATGATTTATGAAGCATTGCTTTTGAAACATACGATTACCCAAGAGCAGATTGATGAAACGCTTTGAGTAAATATTACAGAACAAAAACAATTACAATTACAATGAGTTTGTCAGCACCAACATGAGATTGATTAAACGATTTGATTGATGAATTAAAATTCCAAACAAGCAAAACACAATGATATCTTGATATAATAATTAATTGACTTGTAAGAAGACGGGAAGCAACTTTAACATGATTGAGTTTCGGAAGACAAAATTATAATATAAATTTTTTGCAAGATGTAACATTAACGTTTAATTGCGTGAATCCATTGGCTTTCAATTTAACAAGTATTACTAATACATACCCATGAATCAGTGGTAATTATGCAACAGAAATTAATTACACGTGAAAAGTGAATTGTTACCCAACAATTTATTTAATCGTAAAAGCTGAAAGCGATTTAAATTCATTCAGTATTGATATGAATTGATATGTTTTCACCGTTTCACAATCTTTATTACCATGAGATTTTATAATAATTGATTGAGAAACAAAACTTGTAAAATTGAACGGTAGCGTGATTCCATATAATTGACCATTCCCAGTAATTGAACCATGATTAAATCACATTGAAATAAATCTGAATTCATGAGCTTTGGCAAATTATGATATGACATTTATTTATAAAAAGTTCTTCTTGTAATGAATAGATATGATATAAAAATTTACAGCAAAACATGAGTATATCAACAAACAATTAATCCAAACGTTGTTATGAATGATATTTCTTTTTCAGAAAATACAAATTGATGACAATGACAATTGCAGTTAAACCTTGCATTGGCTTTTGGTGATACAACATTTCATTGATGAGAATTAATCAAAGTGATCTTGTATAATGAAAGATACAAGCAAGGAAAACAAATTTATTTTTGATATGTAACGCAAATTTCAAGAAGATACGATGTGAATAAATGATATATTACGATTACATGTTTATGAATTGCAAGTTTATTAAATGCAGTTTTATTTACATGAAGTTATAATTGAACGGTTGAATCAGTATTGAATGCAATAATTAGCGAATTCAACGATAATTATTCATGAAATTTAATTACAGTGTGACAAATTGATTCATATTCAGAAAATATAAGTGTTTCGTTTGATAATAATACAACATGTGCAAAAGCAATAAATACAGTAAATGATATTGCGAATTATTACTGGTTTATTGATTCTGAATGAAAGTTTAATTTCAGAGAAAAATTTACACAAACAAACCATATTGTTGCAAATCAACAAGTGGTTGAAAGTATGGATTTAAATTACGATATTGAACAAATTACAAATAGAATATACGTTGAAAGAAAAGATTGAACCATAAAGGTTTATGAAAATACAGATTCACAAAACACATATTGAATCAAAGAAAGATATGATAAACAGCAAAACATAGTGGATCAAACAACGCAAGATGAATATTGAAATAATTATTTGGATCAATACGCAACACCAAAAAACGCAAGCACAATCGTAATAAATGCAGAATACGATATTGAATCAATAATTCCATGAGATACGATTACGGTGGTAAATACTGAATACAGTATAAAAAATTTGTTGATTGAAAAAATCAAATACACACCAACAAAAATTACATTAACACTTGAAGAAAGCGAAACATTGCGAAGTGTTATCAGTGATTAAGTTGTTTTTTACTTTATATACATACAAAACAATGACGTTTGTAAAATTCCAAAACAGTAATAATGCAAACAGCACCATGATTGCGGACATATCAGCAAGTGCAACAGCATTATTAATAAAAGATTGAGATCAATCTTTATTTCCAACCACATTTCCATTTCTTTTAACACTTGAACATCTTGATTCAGATTGAAATGTAACTTTACGTGAAATCGTAAAAGCAACAGCAAGCAATCAGAATTCATATACAATTGTTAGATGAGCTTGAACATGCGTTCAAGATGATACGGCTTCAAATAGAAGTCAAGATAATACAGCACACGCATTTTATGCTGGTGACAGAGTTTCACTTTATCGAACAGCAGAACAAGTAAAAGATATTCAAGATAAACTTGAAACAAGTGCAAATGATACAGCAATTGCAAGCGAATATGACAGCACAGCAACATACGATGTTGATGATGTTGTTATGTATAAATGAGATCGTTATGTATGCAATACAGCCGTTTCGGTTGCAGAAGCTTTTGATTCAACAAAATGGACAAAAGTTTCAGTTCAATATGATCTTGATACAATGCAAACAGAAATTGACGATTTGGCAAGTCAAAGTGGTGCAAGTGATCATTTGGAAGATGAATGATTGGTTGGTTCTTATTATGAATTAACAGATACAATGTTTCGTCAATTAACAACAACATATGATAATGCAAGCGTTGACGCAAACGTTGGAGATGTAAACGCAAATACAGAATTACATATTCAAAGGCAAGGTTCTTGAACAGCAAGCAACCAATTAAAATTAAAAGTAAAAATGTGATGATCACCAACAACAAGTTTAATTATTGAAGTAAGAAAATGAGTTTCAGTAATTAATACAAATAAAAAAACTTCATATTGGTATGGTGATTCAAATAATGTAATTGCAAGTGCAACATTACCATATACAACTTTTTCTTCAAGTTACCAAGAAATAACAGTTGCTTTGGACAATTCTTTTGGTTGAACTGAATGAGAATTGCTTGATATTGTGATTTATCAAGCAAATCACATCGTAAATGCAAGTAACTATTATGTTATTGCTTGCGATTCAACACAGCAATCAGACGCATTCCAATATTTGAAAATTGCAAATGATCTTGAAACAGTAAAACAAAGTGGTGAAATTCCATATTGTGTTTCAGATTGATTCGCAAATATATTATTAACAAGAGTTACAACGGCTGGTGCGTATGCTTTACCAAGAAATTTAAAAACGCTTTGAGAAAAAGCAAAATTAACAACATTTTGAAGACATACGGATTGAGTTTGGCTTGATCATAAAGATGAATCAAACATCGAATATGTGCATGGTGGTTATAAAACATATACTGTTAAACGATCTGAAACTTCAACACCAACATCAGCATTCGTTGAATATGCAGATGACGCAGAATGATTAACACAATGAAGTTCAGATTTCGATACATTCTTTGGTTTCTCATGAGTAAGATTAACAGCTTCATGATTAGAATCATGAACAGTTGATTTAACAAGCATGAGTTCGCAAAGTGGTTTAACTTCATGAGATAACGTTATGGTAAAATTCCCAATACGTGGAATAAAAATGACAAAATCTTGAAGCACAGTTACACTTTCAATTACAAACAATCCAAATGCAGAAGATGAATGATTCCAATATTTCGCACATTCAAGATGAACATTATCAAATCCAATCAAGAAAAGTGCATTTTATCTTTGAGTTTATGAATGAAGTCTTTCAAGTTCAGTTTTAAAATCTCTTTCATGAGCAACCGTTGAAGCTTCACATACAATGCAAGAATTCATAAATTATGCACGTGCAAATGATAGCAATGATTGAACGGCTTGATATGATATCGTTTGATTCTACCAAAGAATGTATATCAATGCATTATACATGATGAAATATTGTTCTTTGAATACACAATGAGTAATTGGACAATGAATCGTTTCATGATCAAAGCAAGCTTCATGATGAAGTAATTCAATTGCATGAGTTACTGGTGGTGATACATCATGAACAACAAGTTACATGAAATTATTCTGACTTGAAAACTGGTGGTGAAATGTTTCTGAATGGCTTGGTTGATTATGCACGGATTGAAGCAAGAATCTTTATACAGCTTTGAGTGGTTTTGTTGGAGATATTAAAACAACTTCACCATACGAAAACACTTGAACAACAATTTCACATTCATGATCATATTATTGTTTATCAAGTATTGCATGAAATAATAAAGCAATGTTTGCACCGCTTGCAACAGTAAACAATTCAAATTACAACACATATTATAGCGATCTTGCGGATGTGGGTGCTTCTCGTTTGGCTCATGCCGGTGGTTATTATGGTGGTGGTGCTCGTGCTGGTGCTTTCTATTTGTATGTGAGTGGTTCCGCTTCGGATTCGAATGCGTATTTCGGTTCTCGCTTAATGTTCCTTTAAACGAGCGATAGCGAAGTTCCCCTTTCCCGCCGTTTATCGGCGGTCAACCACTTCAACTCTGCCGAAGGCTTTTACATCATGCAAATAAAAAAATATGAAAATAACGATCAATATTGAAAAAGAAGAAAAACAACCAATTGAATATGAATTGGATTGTTACGGTCAATGGAGTAAAACGGAATATTCGGAAGATGAAGTAATAATAAATATTCATGAAAAAGAAGAAGATAAACCAAAAACAAAATATGAAAACAAAAAAGGAATGGGGTATTAAAGCCCCGTTCCTTTGGGTTATATGGTCGGAAGCGAGTATAAAATATAAACGTTTTCGCCTTTGTTGGCTATACAAAAAAGTGGACGAAACCATGTATAAGCTCAATGGGGTAAGTAACAAAAGCGATAATGCGAATGTGAATGCTTCTCGTTTGGCTCATACCAGTGGTAATTATAGTAATGGTGCTAATGCTGGTGCTTTCTATTTGAATGTGAATAATTCCACTTCGAATTCGAATACGAATATCGGTTCTCACTTAACGTTCTTTATAAATTCCCTATTTTAATTCAAAACCTATGATGTGCTTGATTTTTCCCAAAAGGTGAAATCAAGATGTGTTAAATGATAGCTATATAACCCCGCCTCTTGGCGAAACATAAAATTACTGGGGAGATCGTATTGGTAATTATATTCATATAAACCACTTGGTATTAACAATGTTTATCACTAAATATAATGAATGTTCGATTGTAAAGGAACATTATAGGTAAAAAACAAAAGCATAAATGAAAAGATACTGAAATATTTATGAAAAAATTTATGATCTTGATAATCTTAAAGAAGCACACAAACAAGCAAGAAAAGACAAACAATTATACAGAGAAGTGAAAATGGTAAATGCAAGCGAAGAATATTTCTTAAAGAAAATTCAAAAGCTTCTGAAAGAAAAGAAATATCATATTACAGCAAAAGATTATTCAGTTTCAATAATCCGAGACAAAACCAAATCAAGAGAATTACGAAAATTAAAATATTACCCGCACCGTATAATACAGCGGGCGATCATGTTACAAATTGAAAAATATTTCATGCAAACATTCACAGATTTTACATGTGCAAGTGTAAAATGAAGATGAATGACGCATGTAATGGAATTAATGGACAGATACATGAGAGATAAAGAATGAACGGCGTATTGTTTGAAAATAGATATATCGAAATTTTACCCGAATGTGAATCACAGAATTCTGAAAAAATTATTGAGAAAGAAATTTAAAGATAAAGATTTGTTGAATTTGCTGGACATGATCATTGATTCATTTCCATGAAGAAGGTGATTACCAATTTGAAGTTATTTATCACAATTTTTAGCGAATTTTTATCTTTCATATTGCGATCATCGATTAAAAGAAGTAGTAAGATGTAAATATGTTATAAGATACATGGACGATATTGTTATTTTATGAAAAAGCAAAAAGCGATTAAGATATGTTTTTCGCAGATTAAAATGATATTTGGACGGTTGCTTGAATTTAAGAATTAAACCAAATTATCAAATATTCCCAACTGGTGTGAGATGAGTGGATTATGTTTGATACAGATATTTTTACGGTTATAAATTATTGAGAAAATCAACCGCACAGAAATTCAAAAAGAAAGCATTACACCTAAAAGAAAAACAAGAAATGTGAATTGTTTTTAATTTTAGAGAATGGTGTGCAATGAATAGTTATGTTGGACGAATGTTTCATTGTAATTCATACAGATTATTTGAAAAATATATTGATCCAATAATTCCCAGCATGAACAGATATTATTATTACGAAATCGGAAATAAAAAGAAAAACAAGCTGAAAAAGTATTACAGAAAATTGATTCGTAAGAAATACAAGTCAAGAAAATAAATTTAAAGCTTTGATATTTGACATTCGTGATTATATTATACATGACAAAATTTTACTTTTTATGTAAAGCAAAATGAAATTATCAGCAACAACAACCAGTTCATCAATAGTTGATTTAATTAATGATGATGAAGTATTAGCATTAATTGAAGCAAAAAGAAATGCAAATGAACCAATTGAAATTGAAATAAGTGTTTGATCATGAGATTCAGTTTTTGTTGAAACAATATCAGATGAAGCTTCAACAACAAATTCTTATGAAGTAACAAGCACATTCAGATTTAAAACATATCAATTGGATCAAGTTTTTGTAATTGCAAGTGATAGCACAGATTTTAACATTCAAATCGTTTGATAAAATGGAAATTTCACCAGATACAAGTTTAATTATAAATCTTTGAACGCTTATTGCATGTGCATTCTTTCTTCGGAAATTGAGTGCAAATATTACAAAATTCAAAGAAAAAACTGAAATGGAATTAAAAAGTCACAATGAAAGAATAAATGAAATTGAATCATTGGATTTGAAAGCAATATTGATGAAAATTCAAACGGATTTGGAACGAATAAAGGAAAATATGCACAAATAGAAATAAACGTTGCAGAAAATTTTTTACATTCAATACATACCTAATGAAACGAATTACAAAACTTTCAGTTACAAAATTGGTTTTATTATTGTTGGTATTAACATTAATTGTAATTGAATTATACAAAGTTTTTAAAGGTTCTGAATTAGATCAGATTTTTGTTGATACTGTATTAATGGTTATTTCTTTTTACTTTGGACAAAAAGGAATAAAATACGATAACGTGGATTCAATAATGGAAGAAGAAAACAAGGAATAATTCTTTTATTCCCTATTAAATACGATGAAATGAAAAATAATCATGATCGTATTGATCATATTGATAATTGTGACGGTGTGCAGTATAAATTGGTGCGTGTAATTGATAAAACAGCAACAGACATTCACCATATAATGTGAAAATGCAACAAGCATAAATACAACACCAATATTGATGAAAACAAAGTAAGAATTTCAAGAAGATTACATGTTGCATTAAATGGATTTTTTGGAGACAAACAAAACCCAAGAGATCAATTAAAGCAAGTTTTCGAAATTGTGAAGCCAGTATTGAGTGAATGAGTAAAACAAGAACTTTATACAATACTGTATGAAGCAGATGATGAATTGTTTTACATACCAGAATTATTGAAGAAATGAAAGAAAAAGAAAAAATAAACGATTATGAATACAAACATTTGAGAATATGCAAGCATAACATACAACGTGAAAGTTGCAGAAATTGTTTATTTGAAGTGCTTTGTAGATTAGAATGAAATGATATTCACGATCAAAAGAAGATTTCAGAGCAGAAATGATAAAGAAATTTTTAAATTATAACAATAAAAACATGGAAGAAGAAATTATTTATGGTTGTTTGTGAACTGGTGAAGAAGCAACCGATTATGTTCTTTGTGACGGTGATATTGATATATTGCCAAAGCTTTATAAACAAGATGAAATCAGATTTGAATACAATCAAGCGAATCAAAGTTGGAGTAAAGTTTCATGCACAATATTCAGTGCAATGTGAATGCTTTCAGATTTGATGAATTATGAATTTTCACTTGATGAATTACAAGAAGTTGACGAATTATCATACACAAAATGAAGAATCCGTTGACATGGTTGGTATGTAAAGCAAGCCGTTGATCTTGTTTGTAAATGGTGGAACGAAAAACATGGTGATTTATGAAAAGTTGCATATTACAGAGTTTCAAAATATTCAGATATGGTGGATCAGATACTTGAAAAATGATACACAATAAACGGTAATTTTTGCCCAACAGCAGAATACAGCCAAGATTACAGAAAAGACGCAGTATTGGATTGAACAGAATTTTGAACAAATACCAATGGACATGCAATTGATATAATCTGGAATAATTGAAAAAGAAGCACAAAAGATTCATACAAATGAAGAAAAACAAGTGATTGAAAAAAAGATTGCAACAGATACGAATTAAAGCATAAATTATCAGAATTATCAAATTATGGAATGTGGTATTATGTATTTACAAAGGTTGCAGAAGATAACCTTGAAGAATTAAAAAGATTAAACGAAATTAAAGCAAAAATAAATGAAGTAATGCCAATAAATTCACAATTGCGACATTTAACAAATTCAGAACCTTATAAAAATAAATTACATGAAGCAAATAATATGTTGCGTGAATGGTTGGATTATATCAATTGAGAAATAATAAATCTTTCATAAAAAAAGATTTTG